AACCACCTACCGATTTTTTGGCCTTATGCTCCTCAAATCTACCCGACCCAGCGATTGCGTTGCCGGGTGATAATTTTAATACGAAACTCTACACTGGTGATGGCGCTACTACCCTAGCCGTAAGTGGTGTTGGGTTCCAGCCAGACTTTACTTGGATTAAGAACAGAGATCAGGCAGACGATCATATATTAGTAGACTCAGTTCGTGGCGCAACTAACTACCTTGTTGCCAATGAGACGGATGCAGAAGTAGATGACAGCACCTTTGTAGCATCTCTGGATTCTGATGGATTTACTGTAGGTGATGATGTTGTAGTTAATACCAATACAGAAAATTATGTTTCATGGAACTGGGAAGCTGGTGGTGCTTCTACAGTTACTAATACAGATGGGGATATAGAATCAGAGGTAAGTGCAAATACTACAGCCGGTTTTTCAATCGTTTCTTATACTGGTGACGCTGATAACGAATCTAGTGTTGGGCATGGTCTTACAACAACGCCGGGAATGATAATACTAAAAGCATTAACTGGAACCCAGAACTGGATTGTATGGCATAAAGATTTAACCGCAACAACAGCTTATTCATTGTATTTAAACACTGATGGGGCTGAAACTAATAATGTTTCTTACTGGTACGATGCTGCACCTAATGCAACGACCTTCCATCCGGGTGATGGTGGGGCTAGTAATGGCAGTGGTACTGCCTATATAGCTTATTGTTTTGAAAGTATCGAAGGTTACTCAAAGATGGGTAGTTACGATGGGAATGGTAATGCAGATGGTCCATTTATTTATACTGGGTTTAGACCAGCTTACATAATGATTCGCGTTGCTCCATCATGGACTGGTGGACATTGGCATATTTTTGATACTAAGAGATATACCTATAATGAAACCACTAATACCACGACAACAGGAATAACCGCTGATAATGCTGCTAATGATGGTGGTGGTGGTGGCGAGGGCGCTGGTCCGATAGATATTCTCTCTAATGGGTTTAAGATTAGAAACAATAACGGAAATGATAATGCTAATGGGGATAATATTTTGTACATAGCATTCGCAGAATCACCATTCAAATACTCAAACGCGAGGTAAATTATGTGGCACTCAGAACAACATGGTGTGATTAAAACACCTCGTCCTATTAGTAAGGACGGTATACAGCACCCTCGTAGTATCTTTAGGCTCTGGTCTAAGGCGCAACTAGCCGACATAGGAATAACCCCTGCAAGAGTAGTAACACCGGATCAACGCTACCATAATACTGGTGCGGAGACACTTACTCTGGTAGATGGTGAGACAGTAATAAGCTACGCCACTACGGATAGAGATGTGGATCAGCTAAAGATCAGTATGAAGTCAAAGGTAAAGCAGATTGCAGCGTCTACTCTAGCCCAATCAGACTGGATGCGGATACGGGAAGAAGATGGTGGTGCGACAATGCCAGCGGATTGGAAAACCTATCGCTCAGATGTAAGGGCTGCATCAAACACTAAAGAGACTGAGATAGATGCGCTGGTAGATTTAGATGCTATAAAGCTATATGAGTCTACACCGGGAACACCAGATGAAGATGGCGGGATACCGCATGTAAATAATGTGACTGGTGGCTGGCCCAATGATCCTGACTATATAGAGGAAGAATAGTGGCATTAGTCGCTATGGAAAATGTCGGTGAGGTCGGCATTGTAAAAGATTATTCATCCTGGCAGCTCCCCCAAAACGCATGGTCTGATGGGAATAATGTTCGAGCGTGGCAGGGATCTATAGAGAAGATCAAAGGCTATGCCGAGGTAATGGCGAGTTGTCCTGTTGCGCCCTACCATATTACTTTTGTTCAATCCGGTAGTGATAAGTATTTTATTGCTGGTGGATTGGCGAAGATTTACGTCCACGACGGTTCGAGCTGGACAAACATCACCCGTCAAACGACTGGATCTGATGTGGACTACTCTGCAACAGCGGCAGGGGGATGGACATCCACGTTGATCGGTGGTGTGTTGGTGATGACCAATGGGGTGGACGACCCACAGTTCTGGGCGTTGTCGTCTGGTGTACCGTCTACCGCAACCAAGATGGATGACCTGTCGAACTGGCCCGGTTCGACGGAGTGTAAATCCCTAAGAGCGTTCCGTTCATTTCTAATCGCTCTGAACGTGACGGAATCCAGCGTCAACTACCCCCGCCTGGTGAAGTGGTCTACGGAAGCGGCAACTCAAACCGTGCCGTCGAGCTGGGATGATACTTTAGCAACAAATGACGCTGGCGAGATCGAATTGTCAATGGCTACCGCGCCGATTGTGGAAGGACTGCCACTGCGCGATACCTTTATGATTTATACGGAGCAGGAAACCTTTTCCATGACGTTTGTGGGGACGCCGTTTATTTTTTCCTTCCGCATGTTATCTCCCTCAGTCGGTGCAATGGCGAAAAACTGCATCGCTGAATTTGATGGTGGTCATTTCATATTCGGTCGATCAGATTTCTATCTCAATTCCGGTGACCGGATTACGCCACTGTTACCAACAAAAATGCGTGACTATGTTTTTGGGTTTATGGATGGTGAGCAGACGGAGAAATCATTTGTGGTTGCAGATGCGGGACGGACTGAAATCTGGGCCTGTTTCGTGTCAGCGAACTCTGCAAATGATCAGGTGGATAAGGCTGTTATCTGGAACTACGCAAACAACACTTTTACGATTCGTGACCTTCCGGAATTAGCGCATATCGGCGTTGGGGTAATTGACAACCCGAATTCTTTCGCCGCCTGGTCGGCGGCATCGGTAAGTTGGGCCTCAGCAGAAGGACACTGGGCGCAGACTTACGACAAGTATCAGGATGTGCTGGTATTCGCGTCACCGACCAACACAAAGCTCTACCGTGACCGTTCAGGCAATACTGAAGATGGCACGAACATGACCAGTTACATCGAGCGCACGGGTTTATCGCTTACGGCACAGGGTACGCCGGATCAAACTACAGTTAAACGAATCAAGGCAATCTGGCCGAAGATGACGGTGGAAAATGAGGATACAGTCGATTTCTATGTCAGTTCGCAAATGAGTACCGAAGAAGCTATTTCCTGGAAAGGTCCGTTCTCGTTTAACCCGGATTCGCAGTCGAAAGTGTCCTGCCGGTCTGCGGGTAAGTTGTACGGGATAAAAATCGAAAGTACCGGTGATACATCCTGGCGTTTAACGGGGCTTGAGTTTGAACTGGAAGACGCTGGACGCAGGGGATCGAGAGCTTACTGATGGCGATGGCATCGGTAAAGAAGGTCAAGTCCGTTGTCCGTTATGAACCAGGTCCACTACCGGAGAGGACTGAGGATCTGGGTCTGTATGTGGTTACGGAACTGAACCGCCTGGGGAATATTCTGTTAAACCAGTCTCTGCTGCGGCTGGAAGAAACCAACACCGCACCAAGTAAACCCAGAGCTGGCGACATCAGATATTCTGATGGGACAAACTGGGACGCAGGAAGTGGTGAGGGGATCTATTTTTATGATTCTTCTGGATCTTGGGTTCAACTAGGGTAGTCCAAGTCAAGCCTGACGATGTTCAGTCGATTTGGCCGCTTGTAGAACCACATTTAGATAAAGCCACACCCCATTCCGAGGGTGAGATGGAAGCGCAGGATTTCCTGCCGTTCCTGTCCAACTCGGAAATGCAACTCTGGATTGCGGTCGAGGAAAGGGAAGTCCTGGCTGCGATGGTGACGCAATTTATCCCATATCCCCGAAAGAAAGTCCTACGGGTTATTTCCATAGGGGGTGGGGAAATGGATAAGTGGTTTCCGTTTTACCCGGAGCTGGAAGCGTTTGCTCAAAGTTTAGGTTGTTCTCACCTTGAGGCTTGGGGACGTAAGGGCTGGGGGAAGATTTTGAAAGGCTGGACTAATTCGTATCACATTTTTACAAAAGAGATTTAGCTATGGCTGGTGGATTATTTGGTGGTGGTGAACACAATTACGCAGATGCGTATTCACGATACAAAGCTGGTAGTGCTACTAATCAGGATTTTGAGAATTATATCGGGGATTCCGTCACTTGGAAGATGATTGACACCTTTCAAAAAGGTGGTGACATGCGCCAATTTGATGGACAGGGAAATCCCAATTTAACGCCTGAACAGCAAGCCGATTATTGGATTAAACGTGGTGGAACCACTAAAGCCGCTTTCGGTCGAGCGCATGCCGCTGAAGATGACGCCCTTCGGTCTGGTACTTATATGGGAGCAACTAGCGTACAGCCGTGGACCGGAAGCACAAGTTTTGAGGACTTTTTGAGTGGCGCAAGCCAAACAACACCAGCAGATCCGTTCGTTCCCATCACGGGTGTTGACCGACCCGGATACCCAATAGCCCCAGGTACTGCTTTGAATTGGAGTGGGACTGGAGTGGCAAATCCATTGTACGCAGCTCCTGGTTCTGATGCGGGATTGATCGCTTCGGGTGTACCGGCGGGGATGTGGAATTTTGAGGCACTGCCAGCACTAGGTACAAACTGGAACTATACGCTGCCCAACTTCTGGAACTATGCGCGGAGTGGGGCTGGTGGGCCTGTGACCACAACCCCGACTACAACTACAACCCCGACTACAACCACAACCCCGACCACAACCCCGACCACAACCCCGACCACAACCACAACCACAAACCCAACCACAACCACAAACCCGACCACAACCAGCGTCTACACCGTAAAAGCTGTCCAGCCAATAATTGATAAATATAATTCAGATCGGTCTGGGGACTTGGGGTGGGATCCCACCGGTTCGGTGGCAAGGGAAGAACTCTACAACAAGGCGAGAGATAATTTAATCACTATTGATCCGCAGATTCAAAAAGATGTTGAATTTGTAGAAAAACATGGTAATGAAGATAGATATTTTGCTGAAAAAGAAAAGGCACAAAAACGAATCGATGAGGCTACACAAAAGGCTTACGAAGCGAATCCCAATGCGTATCTCGGCTTGATGACCAATTCCGGCACATCCGCGCCAGATGTAGCACCTGGAAAATTCACGATGCCGGATAAACCATCTGGTCATGGCCTCTGGGAATGGGTGCAAAGCCGAAACGATGGCAAGGGTGAGTGGGTGAATTACGGTATGTCGGATGAAAAATGAGGATTAAAAAATGAGTGGTGGATCAAGAACCAAAACAACGGAACCCTGGGCCGAACAAATTGAGCCGCTGAAGTACGGCTTTGGTCAAGCAAGGGGTCTTTATGAGGCTGGCGCACCAGATTACTATCCAGGCCCGACTGTCGCGCCTTTTGACCCAGCTCAACAGGCAGCACAACGGTCTGTGCTGGGCTATGCAATGGGACCGCGCACAACCGGTATGCAGATGGGTGCAGAGGGGGCATTAGGCCGGAGTTTGGCTGGCGCAACACCATTCAG